GTATGGCTGGGGTGATTGCTGAACGCCAGCAGGCAGAAAACATGCAGCGCGTTGCCCAGGCACAGGAACGGGCGGCTGCTCCTCCCGCTGCCCAGTTGGCGCTGCCCGCTCCCCCGGAAATGTTGGCATTGCCTGCTCCTGCACCCAAGGCTGCACCCAAGACAAAAGCAGCGAAGATGTTGCAGGAGCTCCCGCCCGCGCCTCCGGTGACTGCCGAGTTCCCCATGGTTGGTCGCTTGGACATGTTTGTTCGCGACATGACCGCTCCAGTGCAGAAGGAACAATTCCTGAATCAGGTGAAGAATAAGTTCCGGGACTACGACTTGGATCGAGTGGAAACGGCGCTGGCATCGTTTGGCCCGAAGGACAAGATCACGCCGTTGCAGCTCACCGAGGCGCTGGCCAACACTTATTCGCCGTCCAACTGGCGCTCGGTGGACGTTACGCCTGGAAATACCGGGTACAAATATAGCTTATGGGATGCCATGGACAACGTCTATGCTCCACAAAAGGTAGGCACTACCAACTTATTCCTAAACGTAGCCCCTGATGTTGAAAAAGTTCAAGTAGGCGCTGCCAATTTCAAAAGGGATATTGGAAGACTTTTTAACATAGACCTTAGCTATACATCGCCCACTTTCCCCAAGCTGGATGACCTGCGTTCCACACTGGATAGCCACCCAACCTTGGCAACCACGTCTGAAGTGCAGGAACTAAAGCAGGGTATTGATAAGGTTGAGAAGTCATACAACAGTGTCAAGAACACATTGGAAGAAATCGATAGGATTAAGAGTGGTATTTCTTACCCCGTTCTGTACCGCGATAAAAACAATAAGCAGCTTTTCTTTGACATGCAAAAGGAAAAGCAGAACAAGGCATTAAAAGAGCTGGGGTATGACCCCAAAAACATCGGCAAAATCCCACAAGAGGTATTGACCTCGACGTTTACAGAGGCGCAGATCGATGCCGAGATGGAAATAATGCAAAATCTTGTTGCAAAGATTCCTTCACTTGGGGGCAAGCCAATCGATCTTTCTACGTTGCCGAGCTATAGAGGAACCAACCCCGGACTAAACATCCCTGGTCTGAAAGAAAAACTAAAAGAATCGTTTGATCCAGTGGAAACGCAGGCCCAAGAGGCCTACAACAAGATTAAAAATTACCTCAAGCCCAAGGCAGATGCGGTTACTTCGCTGGTTGAAAAGGATCTCCCGTACATTGGCCAGCATTCCTCGGTAACCGTGGGCAACAATCCAATTGGATTTGCTCGTTTTGTCGAGCACACCGTGGATGTTCCCGGACATGGCCCCCTAAAAGGGCGCTACTACCTTGATTTGCAGTCGGATTTGGCTCAAGATTTACGCGCAACGGGGTCAAAAACGGGCAGTTTGCAAAAAGACAAGGCCGAATACGACGCCTTAACCGAGAAACAGCAAAAAATCATGGCGGAAATGGGTAACAACCCCACTCTTTCCGACAAAGAACGTGAAGCACGGGCGCTTGACCTTGCAAAAACCCAGGATCGCATCGCAAAACTGGGAGATCGGATGCGCAGCGCGAATGCCGGGAATAAAACTTACTATCTTGACGAGCCCTTTGCCAACGTAGAGAGCCGTCCGGCGGTGGTGCAGCAGCTTTTGATGAAAAATGCTATCCAGGCAGCGATGCGGAATGGTGAAAACTTTGTCACGTTCCCCGGAACGGCCTCTGCGCAGTCTCAGTTGTATGAAGGTGTGCTTAATAACCTCAGACAAGTGGTAAAAGACATGGGCGGAGAGAAGTCGGGCCTTGAGGTAAGGACGATTGAGCTGCCTCCGACTACATACAGTGTCCAAAATAGCCGCACCGCGAAGTTCACGCATGACATAGGCACGCCATTGAACGCAGTTGGCGTGATCTGGGGCCCCGAAGCAGCGGACAGAATCAGTAAAACTGGCGTACCATTCAAGGATGGCGGCTCCGTAGAGCGCGTCACTACCGATAATCGCCGCTATCTGTAAGGAACACACATGCCCATCGAGAAAAACATCTCCGTCGAAGACTTGCCCAAGGGCGAGACGCTTGTTGACGTTGAAGAAGGGCCGCTGCCTGACATCAACATTGAGTTTGATGAAGATGGCGGCGTCACCGTCGGCCTGAACAAGGAAGATGACGAGGATGTGCCCTTTGACAGCAACTTGGCCGAGGTCATGGACCCGTCAGTGCTGCAACAGCTGTCGTCTGACCTGATTACCATGTACGAAGCGGACAAATCTTCGCGCAAGGAGTGGGAAGAGCAGTACGGCAAGGGCCTGAAGATGCTGGGCTTCACCTTTGAAGAGCGCACCAAGCCGTTCAAGGGCGCGTGCGGCGTGCAGCACCCTCTGATGACCGAGGCCATCGTGCAATTTCAGTCCCAGGCACTCAAAGAACTGCTGCCTGCACAGGGTCCGGTGCGCACACAGGTGCTTGGCAAGGAAACGCGTGAGAAGTTGATGCAGGCCGACCGCGTGCGTGACTTCATGAACTACCAAATCACCACGGTGATGGAAGAATACACGCCTGACTTCGACCAACTGCTGTTCTGGGTCGGGTACGGCGGTTCTGCGTTCAAGAAGGTGTACTTCGACGAGGACAAACAGCGCATGGTCAGCAAGTTGATCACGCCTGATGACCTGTACATCCCCTACAAGGGCTCGTCGGTCATGAGCGAGTGTCCTCGGATCGTGCATCGTGTCCCGATGTCCGTGAATGACTACAAAAAAGCAGTCATCCGTGGCCAGTACCTCGATAGCGCTCAAGCGTCTGTCCCGGCAGAGCTGCCGCAGAGCACGATCCAGAAGGAAGTGGACCGCACGATTGGTATCCAGCCCACGACGGAGCCGGAAGAGATCTCGTTGCTTGAGTTCCAGGTGGATTTGGACATCGAGGGCTTTGAGCACAAGGATGAGGATGATGAGCCGACTGGTATTCGTCTGCCTTACATCGTCACGATTGATGAGGTGACGAATGCTTGCGTGGGTGTGCGCCGCAACTGGAAAGAGGGCGACAAGTTGTATGCCCGCAAGCAGTACTACATCCACTATCTGCTGGTCCAGGGTCCGGGAGCCTATGGCCTTGGTTTCTTGCACTTAATTGGTGGCCTGACCAAGACGGCAACGTCTGCGTTGCAGCAGTTGATTGACTCTGGCACGCTCGTGAACCTGCCTGCTGGCTTCAAGGCCAAGGGCGCACGGATCATGAACGATGATATGCCGCTGCAGCCGGGTGAGTTCCGCGATATTGATGCGGGCGGTGCTGATTTGCAGGGTTCGTTGCTGCCGCTGCCGTACAAGGAGCCGAGCCAGACGCTGTTCACGTTGTTGGGCTTCTGCGTGGACTCTGGCCGTCGCTTGGCCAGCATCACGGACATGCAGGTTGGCGACAGCAACCAGAACGCCGCTGTGGGCACGACGATTGCGCTTTTGGAAAAGGGCAGCGCAGTGATGTCCAGCATCCACAAGCGCTTGCACTACAGCCAGAAGATTGAGTTTCAGTTGCTGGCCAAAGGTTTTGCTGAGTTTTTGCCGGACAAGTACCCGTATGACGTTCCTGGCGAGAGCCGGTTCATCAAGAAGAAGGACTTTGATGACCGCATCGATGTGTTGCCGGTCTCTGACCCCAATATCTTCTCGGTGGCGCAGCGTATTACGATGGCGCAGACCCAGTTGCAGCTGGCTCAGAGCGCTCCGCAGATGCACAACATGTACGAGGCCTATCGTCGCATGTATGAGGCGATTGGGGTGCGGGATATCGACCAGATTCTGAACACGCAGAACGTGGACAAGCCCAAGGACCCGGCGAGCGAGAACGCACAGGCGCTGGACGGCTCTCCGCTCAAGGCGTTTGCTGGTCAGCAGCATGATGCGCATTTGATGTCGCACATCCTGTTTGGCTAATTGGTGCCATGCCCAACGTCGCTACCAATTTGCAAAAGCATTGCTTTGATCACATCCGTTTGAAGGCCGAAGAGGAAACGGAAGCCGAGTTGTTCCGCCAGTACGGCACCGACCCCGAGGGGTTGGTCTCTGCGCTGCAACGCGAAGCCATGGTGGCCATCAAAGTGGCTCAATTCTTCCAAGAACTGAAGCAGATGCAGGAGAAGTTGGCCGGTGCCCCGCCGCAGGACCCGCTGATCGACCTGAAGAAGCAGGAACTGCAGCAAAACGCCCAGCGCGATCAGGCACGTGCCCAGCTCGACCAGGGCCGATTGCAACTGGACCAACAGCGCACCCAGGCCGAGATCGCCGACGATCAGGCCAACCTTGCTCTGAAGGAAGCGACCCTGCAAGCCAAGACCGGCATGGATGTGGCGTCCTTGCACGCCAAGACAGGAATCGATCATGCGAATCTCAACCTACAAGGAGCACAACATGCTGCCCAAGTCCAACAACAAGGCTTCGAAAATGCCCAAGCCCTCGCAGCTCCCCAAGCTGGAGCGCCCGCCCAAGGGAAAAGTCAAGGTCAGTGAGCCTCACGTAACGTATGTGTACCGAAAAGACGCATTCAAAAAGGTGAAAATCGCGTAGACTTAATGCATAATATGCATAACCCCCTCTGGCACGGGTAAAAGTGCCTGCTTCATCGGAGTAATCCATGCTTGAGTTTGCTGAAAAAGTATTCTTCGCCGTCAAACGGCTCCGTGAGGACACGGAACGCCTTGTCGTAAATGGCGGCGTGAAGGACATGGAGCAGTACAAGTTCCTGATGGGCCGATTAGAGGGGTACAGATTTGTTGAAGAAGTCATTAAAGACCTCTTGGACAAAAACCCCGACTAATAAGGAAGACCATGGAAGCAACTGCACTTGAGAAAAAATGGGCGGAAGAGGCTGAGGCGCTCGCCGCTAAGGAAGCAGCAGACAAGATCGCTGCGGAGGCCGCTAAGGCGGACCACATCGAGCAAGGCGAGTCCATGCGGGAGCATCTGCCCCGCCCGACCGGCTGGCGGATCGTGGTTCTTCCCTACCGAGGGGCGCAACGCTCCAAAGGCGGCATCGAACTGGCCCAGGAGACCCTGGAGCGACAGCAACTCACAACCACATGCGCGTATGTCCTGGCAGTAGGCCCTTTGGCTTACAAGGACACCGACAAGTTCCCCGACGGCCCGTGGTGCAAGGAGGGGGACTGGATCATCTTTGGTCGTTATGCGGGTGCTCGCATGATGATTGACGGCGGTGAGATCCGCATCTTGAACGATGACGAGATCCTGGCAACGATCAAAGACCCAGAAGATATTCTGCACATGTGAGGTAAGAAATGGCAACTGTGATCGACGACAATCAGTTGGAATTTGACTTGGGATCGGACGAGAAGGCCACCACGGTTTCTCTTGACACGCCCGAGGCGGATGACCAGCAGCAAACCC